TAGGTCGAAGCGGCTGTTGCCGTGGTCAGATAGACAGTCAAGCTGGACGTGAGCGCGTAAGGCGTGAGGCTGGAAGACACAAGGAAGCCAGACGGATTGCCCGTGAGCGGGTAAGAGTCTGTGATGTTGTAACCAGCCAGGGTAGACGGTTTGCCGGTGATATTGCCCCACGGCATGTTTGTGACAGTTGCAGCGTTAGCCGACAACATCCCGTTGGCCAGCACGGTCAGATTGTTGCCGACGATCACGCCGCCCAATGTGGTGGTTGTGGCTGGAACAGACGACCCGCTGACGCCAGAAGGCCCTTGAACGCCAATTGTCACAACTTGAATATCAGCCACGAGTCACCTCCGGTGAGACTGTCAATGTGCCACTCAAAAGCCGTGTGACCGGGCCACCGCCAAACAGGACTTCGAGGTCGTAAACGCCATCGACCAGATTGGCTGTCACAGCAGGGTCAAGGCTCAAAAGCATGTCCCCGTTGGTCGCATTACTAATCGACAAACAAGCCGATGGCGATACCAGCGAGAGCGTCGTGTTGGCGTCACTGTAAGATGTGCGGACCATCAACCGTGCCGTGCATCCGTTGAGGTTGACTGGCAAGTTGGCAGAGGTCCAATTGATGGTGCGGTTGTAACTGGCACCAGCTTCGATTTCGATCGCATAAGTTCCGGCCATTTATTCCGCCTCCATTTCCGCTTCAGGTGTCTCGGTTTCCGCAGGATCTTCCGGCTCGACAGCCTCAACCGCCGGAACTTCCTCCAGCTCACCAAGGCCCAAAGTGGCACGCGCTTCGTTGATCGTAAAGATGCCAGCCCCAACGCCTGCCGTGGCGATGTCCATCAGCGCCTTGCGGTCCACTGAAAGCTCTTCGATCTGAGAAGTGTCAAACCGCACGCACAGCTCTGGATTAGGCTGCGATGTCACACCACCGCAGGCAATGGGCAGTGTCTGCACGAGTCGAGTGAGTTCACCGGCCACAAGATCGAGAAACGGGATCACAGCATCCCGCCATGACGCCTTGTTGGCCTCAACGAGGTTGCTGTAAGTCTTGCCCGTGTCAGGCTGTTTGAGTGACATAGGTGCCCATCCTAGCACACCACAGATGCGGGCGGTGGCTAAATCGGCCATTTCCGAGACGGATAGATCTTTTGGCGAAAATCCGGGGCTTTTGATGTCCATTTCGGATGTTCCGACGAATGGTCGGCCCACTGCTTTACCGCTCACAGCCCGTGCCAGGTCAGACTGGACTTGCGATAGTTGCAGGTCAGATAGATTGCCGAGCGTTTTGAGGCTGACAATTAGCGATGGCACGCCGGATCGGGATAGTACAGTGGTCTCGTATTGACCGATGATCTTGACTAATGCCATCTCAGCCACAACTGAATCCAGCACCGAAACGCCACGCGATTGGGCATAAGATGACCGGCCCTGACGGTAGGCCAGCATCAATTCGGCGGGAACGGAATAGTTATATGCACGCCCCCAATCACTTCCCATCACTGGATATTCGATTACCTCGTTAATGCTTTCGCCCATCACGGGTCGCATTATCCAAGGCGATGGTATCGGCATCAGCTCAGTGACGGCATTACCAGCGGTGTTGGTGATCACTTGCACGTAGGCGTTGCCGTTATCGCACAGGCTGGCGTAAAGGTGTTCCAGCACGGTGGCATCCGATTCACCCGGTGACGGACGTTGCCAGAGGTATTGTAAAGGGTGATCGACCGGGATAAACCCGCCATCTTCATCCCAATATCCTACCTGCATGATAGCCTTAGTGGAGTTACGTCGCATCGCCTGAATCGCTGCCTGGACCACAGAAACCTGTGTGTAAGGGCGTGCGAGCGTCATGTAATCGTTGCTTAACCCTGTCATCATATCTACAGACCATGATGAGGCGGCAATATCAGCGGTGTTGGCAGTGACGCCGGTCCTCACGGACTTGGTAAACCGGTCTCGGATGTGGTCGAATATTGTTGCCATAGTGGTTTAGGAGACGTACCTGAAGGGCTGGATCGGGGATAAATAGTTGAAAGCATCGGCAGCGGAATCGACCTGGTCGTCATGTTTTCCGGTTGGAAATGAGCACAATTCGTCAATGAAATCGCGGTTCCAGTCGCCGCGTTCCAGCTCAATCGAACCGGATTCAAACGCAGCCGCCATTGGCATTGCCCGCACTTCCTTGGAACCTGTTGGCCGCTTGCTGATGACTCCATAACCTATGAGGTTGCGGGTGTCATGCTGGACCTGATCGACACCAGCGGAGCCGGGGTCTTGTGCCAAATGGACGATGGTTTCGCGCCCGTCGGTCTCAGCGATCTGTCGCTGAATTGTACGACGTGTAGCAGGCGACCACTGCCCCCGCGAAACGTGCTTGACACGGTAGATGTCGCCGGTCCTGCACATCCACACACCGGCAGTGTAATCACCACCGCCGACCGTTGCGGCTGTGTCCCACGCTCGGCATGAGTTGGAGTTGTCTGGTATCGGTGATGGATCGACGATGCGGAACCATTCCGGCCGGAAGAACCCGCCATCACGGGGCGTTGGTGTCTGTTGGTAGAGAGCGGAAAAGGCGTAGGAGCCGACCGTTCGCTTGATCCGGTCGAAGTCTTCCACGGAATACCGTTCCGGCCACAGTGCCTCACCGGTCTGACGACCAATCAGGTCATCCGCTTCAGCAATAGCCGGAAGACTGACCACATCCCACTGTTCGCCACCGTCACTGGCCTGTTCCAGCAATTGGCCAGCCAAGTCGAGAGAGTGCCAGCGGGTCATAATCAGGACGATTGCCGCACCTGGGTGAAGGCGTGTGTACAGGTCATTTTGATACCAATCCATCACGCGAGCACGATAGGTGGGTGATTCAGCCTCAGCACGCGACTTCGTTGGGTCATCAATAATGACTAAGTCGGCACCATATCCGGTAATTCCAGAGCCGACACCGACCGCATAAAGCCCGCCACCGTGTTCACTTGACCATTGATTCTGTTTGTTTTGGTCGTCGGAAAACTCGAAACCGAATTCCTTGGCAATGCGTCGCGTTTGTCGGCTGAAGGTGCAGGCCAGCGAGTGATTGTAAGCCCCGATGATCACCCGTAAACTCTGATCCAGCAATAACCTGTAAGCGGCGTAATGAATGGTAGCCAGCTCGCTCTTGCCGTGCCTGGGCGGCAAGAACAGCATCAACCGTTTGCAGTCACCGGTCGTCACCCTGTCCAGAGCCCGGCGGCATTCCGCCAAGTGTTCTGGCGACCACTGGTGTGCTGGCGTCGCGGCTTGGAGGAAGCGGTTTAGGCCCCTTGGAATTAACTGTTTTGCGTGGGGGTGTGTCGCACTCATTATCGAGACTTGCCCAGTCGATTTGGGGTTTATCGCTGATTTCGATGCTGCTGGCGACCTTGCCGTCTACTCTGTCGAAGATGGCTGACCAATAGCGGAAATCACCGTCAACTGCCCTTTGCAACGCCTGCCGAATAAACCGTCGCATCATTTCCGGATTGGCTTCCAACTCATCTTCTAGGATCTCTTGGAACGGTTTCTTGGGCCGCCCTCCAGTGTTCCCCGAGACACCTTTCGGCCAAGGTGGTCTAAGATTTTGTGGGTTCGGTGGCATTGCGATTGCTCTCCGGTGTTACTCCGGTGTTTTTACCGGAGTCAAACTGGATGTTTTTCTTGATTTTCATTTTAGCTTTCGAGTCCTGCGTTTAGCCTTCTTGTCGCGTGCCTCAGCCTCAGCCTCGGCAGCTTCAGCAAAGATATCGTCAATCCGCTCATGCTCAAGTTCGCGTTCAAAACCCGTGGAATGACATGCAGCACAGTAGAGACGCGAACCGCGTTTGATGCCGCGGCAACGATCGCACGTGGCCGGGTCTTGATCCTGCGACTCAGGCGTCCAATCACCCTGGCCAAACACGACGCCAATCACGGCGGGTACTTTACGACCTTCTGATGCGGCAATCTTGCGATAGGTGTTGCGACAGACGCCAAGTATCTGGCAAGCCTTGGTGTCGGGGATATCCATATATTTCAGGGCAATCGCCAGTGATCGGCGAACCGTCCCGACATCAATATCAGACCGCTTTCGGCCACTCAAAGTGACCTTCACGCCGGATTGACTGACAATCATGATGTTCGCCCTCATTACCTATAAGGTGTAATATGTGTGCAACTATTCCGTTTCGATGGGTGCAAGTCATGGTGTGGTAACGAATTAAAAAATATTAATTTTGTTCACGCCTCCTGCGGGTGTGGTACTCCACCAGACTGACCGGTGGTAACGGGATCGGCCCCAGATCAGCCAGGTTGGCCTTGTCACCATGCAATGCCCGGAGCCGTGACCATTTGCGACTCCGGTAAGTCAATTGGCATCGCCATTCCCACTCGGTTCTCGCTTGTTTTTGCATTTAGGGTCCCACTTCGGCTTGGGTTCTGGATCGGACAGAAAGACAGATGAGACATTGGTGATGATATCGGGGTCGTCCGTGTCCACTTGGTAGGTCCTCCTGCCTTGCCCCGTGCAGGATCATGTTACGCAACACGTGAAACGCCACCATAAAACGAGCCATCACACACCACCTGCCACGGCCACCCGTGACATCATGAACTCGTGATACTTGGCAATCGCGAACGCCGATCTTTTGTCCGTTGCTCCCCTGAGCAGGTAGAGTGGATCACCCTTTTTACCGGACGGCCCGTAGATTGACTCCAATCCAGCCCGAAGCGTCGCGTCAGTGAGTTTACCACCGGCAGTGATCCATTGACCGTAATCACGCCGAGTGTAGACGGTGAGCGGTATTTGCTCGTACTCGGCTGTAACTTTCACCATGCCGATAAACTGGCTGGTAGCATCCGATGACTTCCCGAATTGATAAGAAATAAAATCTTCAATCGCAATCTCGCAGTGCCTAGCCCATCCGGATCGCAACGTTCGGCGAAGTTCGTCGTTACAGATTTTGTCAGCCGACATGATATTTGGCAATTTGATATTGGCCGTGCCAACGATCGGGCCAATGACGCAAACGCCAGAATGCGTGCTGCCGGGGTCGATGCCGATGATGGTCATGATCCTACCTCCTCTACTCGACTGATCTCCCAATCGAGATATTGCCGTGCCTTTTTGAGATCCTGCAACTCAGTCCCTTTGTACGGCGCCCGCATCACATATTTGATGACATTGCCACGATAAAACGTCTCGTAAGCACAGATCTCGATTGGCTCGATCCCGCTCGGGTGGCTGGTGTAGTGCTTCGGATGTTTGATCGGGTCGTCTTTGATTAACGTGTAGTGAGTCGGATTTGGTCCGGTTGTCCGCTTTTCCTCGCGTTCGAGATGGTCGTCGATCTCAGCCCCAAACGCTGACGCTAGTGCTTGCAAGTGTGGTGTCATGCTATCGGCCTCCAGTGTGTGGGTGATCTGGCATCTTCGCACGAATCAGGCTCAACGGACTGATTGCAACCGCTCCAGTAGGCCAGTCTGGACTGATACCATCGCCAGCCGGTGAGGTGATTGCCATCGCGATAGCCAAACCGCTCGAAATCATTACCGCTGCCTTCGCGGATAATCACTGTCTGGCCCATCGGCGGAAGTGTGGCCGGATCGTCGGTGACTTCGATCCATTTCGGCGTCTTCATCGCGAGTTCCGACTCAAGCTCGGAAATCTTTGTGACATAATCCTCGAACTCGGCTTCTAGAATCTTTTCAAGCGGTGTCATCATCGTCTTCCTCGTCTTCCTCTTCCTCTTCGTCCTCGTCCTCGTCGTCATCGCAATCGCAACACAGCAAGCAAGTCGCGCAATAATCGCAAAAATGTTGTGTTTGCCTTTCGCATTCGTAGCACTCCGCAAACGGCGGTTTGACCGGCTCGTCAAGCGGTGGCAGCGTGGCCGGATCGTCAGTAATTTCGGTCCATTGCGGTGTCATCAGGTTGTAGACCGTCAACGCCGCAGCCTTGGCCTCGCCAGTCAACGATGCGATAAAATCAAGCGGTGTCATCGTGCCGAAGCCTCCTGTAGCGGTGAAAAGTCTGCCAATTGCGGATCAAGATGGCACATCCACTTGAGATCACGTGCGAATTGCAACAGATCGCCATCGTT